TCTTCCAGCTTCTCTTAAACCCTGGTTGGACTGCATTCCATATCCTACCCACTTACTCACAAGCAAAGAAAGTCATCTGGGATTCCTCCACGAATGACGGTAAACGCATCCTTGATTACATTCCTAAAGAACTGATAGAGTCCAAAAACGGACAACAGATGCAAATAAGGCTAACGAATGGAAGTCTCTATCAGCTTATCGGCTCTGATAATATTGACAGTTTGGTCGGGACTAATCCGAAAATCATTATTTTCTCTGAATACGCTATACAAAGTCCTGCTGCGTGGGAGTATTTGCGTCCTATTTTGGATGTTAATAAAGGCTATGCACTTTTTATAAGTACACCTCGTGGAAAAAACCACTTTTATGACCTGATGTGCATGGCTCGCAATAACCCTTCTTGGTTTTGCGAAGTCCTTTCAATAAAAGACACGGATGTTTTGACTGATGAAGATATCGACGCCATTAGAAAAGAGGGCGTAAGTGAAGAACTCATCCAACAAGAATACTATTGCTCATTTAATCGAGGGGTAGAGGGATCTTATTACGGAAAAATTATAGAGAAAATGAGAGAAGAAGGTCGTATTTGCAATGTGCCTTGGGAGACACGTTCAAATGTCAATTGTGCCCTTGATCTTGGTGTATCAGATAGTACTTGCGTGACTTATTGGCAAGAGGTAGGAGGAGAATTAAGGATAATTGATTATGATGAGTGGCATGGAGAACCATTAGCCTTTCTTGCTAAAATCTTACAGAATAAGCCTTATGTTTATGGAACGATATACCTTCCGCATGATGGAGGTTCGCGTAGCCTTGAACAAGCCAGAACCCCCCAAGATGCCCTTTATGAATTGGGTGTAAAGACCGTTGTATTAGCTAGAGACATTGAGATTCAAACAGGCATTGAAGCGGTTAGATCATTGCTATCCATTGCATATATAGATCAGACTAAGTGCAAATTTATGCTTAAATGCTTGGAAAATTATCACAAACAATTTAATTCAAAGACAAATTCGTATTCCGATTCCCCAAAACATGATTGGACAAGCCACTGCGCCGATAGCGTTAGAATGATGGCGAAGGCTAGAATAGAATTTGGTCGTGGACTTGGCTCCATGACACCAGAAAAACTAATGCAGCTTAAATCTCAAGCTGGCTTTGGACCGAAGGCAATGCCGCGTTTAGGGCCACAAACGCCTTTCGTTGGAAGATAATCCGTAATGTGCATAATGTAGATTTTAATATAGGTATACTATGACATCAGGAATGTTGGAAAGATCGCAAGTTGTGCCAAATGTGTATTCGGGCTATCAAAAAGACGGACATTGTGACATAGTAGCCGAAGCTGATTCACGTTATCAGATGAATCTATCAGCCTGGCAGCTCTTCTTCTGGGAACAGCTAATAGACAGGAAAGTCTACCTTGGTGACCAGAGATATCTCAATCTCTATTCAGGACTCAACTACGAGCATCAGAAATGGATATTCAACGTTTCGATGCCAGTGGTCAACATGGTATGCGGCAGGCAGCGGCAGCATCGTAAAGGAACGAAAATCATTCCTGTACATGGTAGTAGTTCACACACTGCCTCACAAGCCACAAAAGTCATTCAATCAGCCTATTCAAACGATAATACCTACAATACAATATCAAAATGTTTCAAAGAAGCGGCAGGCATCACAGGCCTCTCTCTCATGCATTCATGGATTGATTATCGACGCGATCCGATATGTGGTGACTTGAAAACAGAATGCTTCACCGCTGACATGATTATGATGGATGCCTTCTGGACGCAGCTGGATCTTTCTGATTGTCAATTCATCCGTACGCGTAAATATCTGCATAAAGACCAAGTTAAACAGCTATTGCCAGGGCGTGAGAAAGATATTGATCTGCTCAATGACCAAGCCTATTTCGATACTAAATTCACCTTTATGCCTCAACAATACAATATCAGGCGTAAAGGCTTCCTCGCCTATGATGAATATTGGTACATGGCAGAGCGTATGGCAACATTTATCGTCGATCCAGAGACCTACGAATCAACAGAGGTTGACTTTGATAAGGAAGAAATGGCATTTATGAAAGCCAAGTTCCCGAATATTGTCATAGTCAAAGAGAAGGTTCCCACTGTCCACCTTGCCATTATTGTTAATAATACTTGTTTCTATGACGGTCCTAATCCTCTGGGGGTTGATTTCTATCCATTTACTCCTTTTGTGGGGTATCACGACACAGCGAATAATAATTATGCTTTCAGATACCAAGGGATCATCAGAAACATACGTGATCCGCAATATCTCTATAACTACCGTAAGCAGCTCGAAATGGATCTTTTGGCTGCTCAGTTCAGCGGTGTTGATGTCGAAGAGGATGCCCTCGTCGATGATTCAGATGCTTTTAAGGTCGGTCCGGGTAAAGTCAGATTCTTCAAGAAAAACAGGATGCAGCAAGGAATAAGGGATGTGCCAGGGGCAAACATCAACCCAGCTAATTTCAATGTCACAGAGCTACTAAAACAGGATATCCAATCAAATGCAGGAGTTACACCTGAGCTTCTTGGGCAGGCGGAAGATAGTGACGTTGGAATTACGGAACAGCTACGGCAGGGCGCTGCCCTCACAACTTTGCAGGAGCTGTTTGACAATCTCGACTTGTCTCAGACTAATGCCGGCCGTTTACATTGGGCGCTCATACAGAAAAACTATACATTAGGTAAGATCAGGAAGATGATCGAGGAAGAGCCTACAAATGAGTTCAGAGACAAATCCTTTCAGAAATACGATTCAGTTGTGGCTCGTGCGCCTCTCACCGATACCTCACGTCAGCTTGCCTTTAGAGAGCGGTACTTCCTCTGGAAAGACGGCTTCCCAATTCCTCCTGATCAAGTCCTTGTTGACCTTGATATTCAAGATAAAGACCAACTCCTCGAATCCATACAGAAGCAACAGCAACAACAGCAGCAGAACGAACAGAAGATGGCAGAGTTGCAGATGGAGAACCAGAGGATAGTAAACGAAAGCCTACAGTCTAAAGCTCAATCAGATCGCAGCCTGGCAGCAGAGAGAGAGATGAGAGGCAGACTTGAGCAAGTATCAATTCACACGAAGTTTAACGAGAGCGAGCATCAAAAGGCTTTGACAGCATTGGATACGGCCAAGGCAGCCAAGGAGATCGAATCAATGGGCGTTAAAGATTTCGTTGACGTTTTCTCCTTGATTCAAAACATGAAAGAGATAGAAAATAAAAAAGAACAACAAGAGGTTTCAAATGTCCAACAGCCATAAAAACACATCGTCAGGTGGATCTGGTAAGGGTAATGCAGGTGCGCACTTTTCCAAGATTGGTGAACACAAAAAACATACACCACCAGCTGGTGCGTCTAATTCGTATGAGAGTGTAAGAAAGAAGATTGATGGTAGAGATGATAGCTCTTTATCAAAAGGCAATTTTACACGCGAAAAAATGTCAAACAAGTAAGCATGTAAAGCGGCTTTACATAAGACCGCTTTACTTTACAAAGGAACCACCATGCCCAGAATACCCATTTTAGGCGCACAGAAGAAACCTTCTGTCCCGACTGCGAAGAACTTAAGCACCGAGCAACCAAGGTTTAGACCTGCTGGCAAACCGCCTTTGCCGCTTTCAAGTTCGTTTAGTCCACAAGCAAAAAAACAAAGAGAGAATTAAAATGGCAGCCACATCAAAACCAGTCAGAGAAAAAATTGAAAGAGCTGAAGCTCTTAATCGGAAAACAACAAATAAATATTTACCTAATAAGTCAGTCGCTAAAATGAGTATAAAAAAACATCATAAGACATTAAAATAAGCAGTTAAAACATCAGGAATGGGAAAAAAACATTCCAAAGAAGATCTTAGCAAAGCCCATGCTCATATGAAAGCTCATGGTGGATAATGTGGTCATTAGAAGAATTAGAACAAATTGAATTTAAAAAAAAATATGAAGGATAAAAATTAAAGGAAAAGTGAAATGAAAGAAAAAAAATCTGTTAAGACACGAAAAATGTTACCTTATGCACGTGGGGATAAAGAAGATTATGCAAGAACTAATCCCAATTCACCAAAAGGGAGAGCTAACGATATTATTGCAATGCATTGGAAAAAAAATCCTGAATATGCAAAGAAACAATTTGGCGTAAAAGAAGGAGACCATACTAAGGTTTATAAAGCTGCTCCAAAGTCTAAAAAACATTCAAAAGAAGATCTTTCTAAAGCTGCTGCCCACATGAAGAAACATGGTGGTTAAATGACGATGATACCCCCCAAGATCAAGAAGCTTCCCAACCTACACAAACCAGTCGGTTACAAAATGTCACCGACTCAGAGTAGCCAGCATTCCAACCGAGGGAATTTCCTTGGTGGCGCGAAAATGGTACGCTAAATGGTAGCTAATTCATCTAAGACCTATGGCGAGCTTATGCTTGAAGCCAGGGCAAAGAATGACTACCAAGAAGTTGGCGAAACTGTAACCCCTCTCATGGAGAAATTCAAGGGTATCATAGAGGAAGCCGTACAGAAGAACTACGAAAATGGCGTAACTGGTAAATACTACATCCATATCTGGGTACAGAAAGAACCCTATGCACAAAATGCCCTACATATTTACCCGATGTGTCGTCGTACTCGACCTAGTCCATATCAAGGCGATGACCATTATCTTTGGTCTGTCATGGACGGAGGCGAAGTCAAGTTTGAATGGTGCATACCAAAGAAAGAGGTGCTTGCGTATATCCTCAAGAATCCTCAAGAATTTGATGTTAACTACGTCAGAATGCTGAAGTCTTATTGTAAAGATAAACTTGAGAAGATCGAAGACTACATGGTCGGAGATAAAGTTATTTAGCAGTCCATTCTTGCAATTGCTTAATCATAGGCAGTAAAGCCTTCTTCACTTCCTCATCAGGTTTTACCTTATATTCATCAAGAAACTCTAAAGTATTCTCCATTGTAAACAACAGATTCACCATCTTCTCCGCTGCCATCATGTAAGTCATCGTCTCCAAATCTTCACCCATAATCACCAAATTTTAAGTTGAGATAAATTCAATATTGATTTATACCCACTTATACACGGTTATACTCAATTTTAGCAATAAGTGGGTATAACTCTGAATATCTGGCGCAAACCGAGATCCCGCCAATCTCAAAGGAAAATATGGATTCAACTGAACAGACCCAATCTCCTGAAGTGGTCAACCAGGCAGCTGACAACCATGAAAAGAAGTCTCCGCAAGAAAGTTTTGCAGAGCTTCGAAAAGCCAAAGAAGACCTCGAACGGGAACTATGGCAGGCTAGGAAGGAAAAGGAGATATATGAGAAGCAGATGCAAGTACAACATCAGCAATCTCAAACACCTCCTGAAGAAGATTTTGATTATAGACAGCTAGAACAAGAAGAATTTCCAGATGGAAAGAAACTTGTAAAGGCTTTCAACCAATTCAATAAGCAATTATCCCAAAAGGATAAAGCTATTGCAGAGGCTAATCAAAAACTTGCCATCCTAGAGACTGCTCAAGAGTTTCCCGATTTTAAAGAGGTCGTCACGGCTGAGAATATTGAAAAATATATCAAAAGTGACGAAGACAACCGCGAATCTGTCGAGAAAGCTGCCAATCCTTTGAGAAAGGTCTATAATCTAATCCGAAAGGATGCTCGGTATCAGGCCGATAAAGCCCAATCCCAAGCCAAAACTAAACCTGTTTCTCAGGAACAGCAAAGAGTAGATGAAAAGGAAGGGAAACCAAAGATGACAAGTATGGGAGTTCGCTCCGATGCAGTGTCAACAGCGGCAGCCATGTCCAATTCACGTATGTCTAAAGATCAAAAAATGGCTCTTTGGAAAGAAACTCTCGCAGCTTCGCGTAAGTAATCTTTGTCTCTTTGATTAAATCATGGAGACAACCACGATGAGTGGTCCTACAACAACCTCAATTCTTCCACCAGCTGTACAACAACAGCTGAGTATGAAGCTTCTTGCTCGTCCTATGCCTGATCTGATCCATACAACTATGGGCTTCCCGATCACAATGGACCAACAAGCAGGCGACATTCTGAGACGCAGACGCTATCAGAACCTACAAACCGCACCTATCCCTCTTGGCAACGGTATCGTTGACCCAGCTGCTCAACAGCTCGTGGCTCTCGATATCGACGCTAGGATCGATTGGTACGGAACATATATCATACTTCAAGAACAAGTTATGTTAATCAATGAAGATCCCGTCCTAAACAGTGCTGTGAGCACATTAGGGCAATCTTTAAGAGAGACAGAAGACCAACTTGCTAGAAGCATGATGGAAGGGGGTGCACCTCCGATTAATTGTACATCAGGTACAAACGGAGACAACCCGACTAACATCAGCCCATTGGATTGCAGCAAAGCTGTGCGCCTCCTGCGTACTGCAAACGCCCAATTCATCATGGACATGATCGAAGGGGAATTGAAGTTCGGTACGGCTCCAGTTCGTACAGCATTCTTTGGTATGGGACACACTAATCTTAGTGCAGATCTTGACCAGATGAATGGCTTTATCAACGTGGCCAACTATTCGAACAACAGTAACCTCCTTCAATCTGAATGGGGTTCAGTAAGAAACATCAGATTCTTGCTGTCATCGCTTGGATCTATCACGCCAAATGCTTCGGCATTGGGTGCAGATGTTTACAATATTTTCCTGCCTGGTCAGGAAAGCTACGACATGGTTGATCTGGACGGTTATTCTGCTCAGTTCATTTATGCACCGCCTGAAATCGCAAGCCCACGTCTGAGACTTTATCAGACAGCAGGTTGGAAGATGGCGCAGGTATTTAACATCACAAACACATCTTGGATTGTCAACCTACGTTGCACACTCCAAGTAGCACTGTAGGAGGAAAACTATGTCTACTCAAATTACTACAGGCTCGTTTGTAAACGTTGCATCTACACCGTTTTTTTTACCTATTCCAAATCAGATTGATGAATTCCGTTTGGTGAATTTAACATTGAGCGGGTATCCTTCAGGCACACCGACTTCAGATCGAATTGTTGAAGCAGAGTTTTTCCCTAAGTATATGACAGCGGGAACAGCCTTGATTAAGCAACAAGGAACTTCTGGTGGTGGTCTTGCACCTCTTAGTAATGGTACTGCTATTATTAACGGGTTCACACTATATGACTCTTATAATCCTATTTCCTATGCCCCTGTAGCTATTGCCTCGTTTACACCTGGAACGACTACTACATGGACAACAGGTGCAGTTCACAAACTGCAAGTAGGCGACACAGTAAGAGTCTATGGTCTGACAAGCGCACCACAATTTGGTGGTCTTCGTATGACTGTAACGGCTGTGGGTTCTACCACGACATTTACAACATTGCTTGATAGCACTGGTGCTACCACATCAGTTGGTTTCATGCAGAAAGTTGGAAATTACCTAGTGGCAGACAAAACAGGTGTATATCCGGAAAATAGAGTGATTGCCAAGATTACAAATGCTAATCCAATGGTCGTTACTACATTGGTTCAACAAAACTACTATGTTGGTAATGTTGTAACCTTTGATATTCCAACCATTTTTGGTATTCCTCAGCTTGCTAATTCAATTACTGGTCTGCCCTTCCAGGCAACTGTGATTGCAGCTAATAACGCTGTGGGTGTTCAAACTGTCACTTTGGCGATAGATAGCACAAACTTTGGTGTATTTGCTACTAGTTCAGGAGCGGCTTCTAATCCTGGACATTGGCCATTGGCGGTAGGTTATCCATTTGGATTCCCTGTAATGGTTCCACAGGGCGAAGGGAATATTAATAATTTCCAAGCCTTCAATATCACTCCGGCTCCTCTCCCCTATGCAAACCAAGATGTTCTTAGCTTTGCTAAGCAAAATATTGGTTCACGTGGGATTCTGATCGGCGCAGGAGATGGAACAGTTTCTAGCTCGACCGGAGGTATCATCGGCGCATCGCAAGATACTTGGGAATGGAGAGCAATAACTTCATCTCAAACATATCCTTGATAAAAAATAACTTAGATTATGTCGCAAGAGGGTTAAAATCCTCTTGCGTTTAGTTCCATGTCTCTATAAAGAGGTAAATATGGCAAGACATAAAAAAAACAATAGTATACAAGAAGAAGTAAAAACAGAGGTGACCATGACAGAAGAAGCGGTACTCGAAAGCCTACAAACTGAAATTGATCTAGCCAGAAAAGAACTTGAAGCGACTAAGCTTGCCATTGAAGAGAGAAAGCAAGAACTATCTAAGAAGAGAGATATTTCCGAAGATGAGGTTAAACTCATTGATAAGCAAGTGACGAGCAGTAACGAGAGGAAATCGCAGGATAATGTCATTGAGAAGCAGAAACAGATTGATAATGTCAAGGTGACA